TCGCGGTGTGCGCCGCGATCGACGAAAACACGGTCCCGATGGCGATGCCAAACCACGCGATGCGTACCGGGTATTGCAGCTTGGCGTCGGTGACGACGCTGTTGGCGATGACGGCCGCCGCATCCACCGCGCCCGCTTTGAGTGATCCGTCGGTGTCGATGGCGTTGTCGATAATCACCAACCGGCTGTCGAGCTGCGAAAATGGGGTGTTGAACGTGGCCGCGTTGGCCGCCGCGCCAGTTGCAACAGGTGTGTGATAGGTCGTGGTCATGCGTATGGCTCCCAATACGTGATAGCGATCGTGGACGACACGGCTTCGCCAGCCTCGCCGGTGATCGCTGTTTGCACGCTAACGGCGTTGTCGCCTGGCGCCAGGTTAAGCCAGTAGCGGCTGGCGTGGGACGGGTCCAGGGTGAAATTATCGTAATCTCCGACCCCGTCGTTCTTGACGGAGAACGCCCCGCAGTCGATGACCAGGGCGGTGTTGGGCAGGATCGTGCCGCCATAATAAAGGTTTGTGTCCGGTCCCACGATGCGCACGCCAGTCAACGCGATGTCGCCTGCGGTCAGTGTGATGACGGCGTTGGTAACATTTTCGTTGCCGTCGTTGGTCAGTGTGATGTCGGTGTTGGCCCCCGCAGATATCGCAAACTGGTTGCCCGGATCGTCCAGATACAGGCCGTCATCCAGGATGTATCCATCGTCCAGCACCCAGCCCGACGCGCTGCGATACCGCCCGTACCACGCCGGCGACAGGCACTGAAACTCCAACGTGACCGGCATGTAAAACTGCATGGCGTAGGTGCGCCCGACGCTCGTGTTGATCGACATGCACCGCGCCGTGGTCCACTGCCGCGCGCGGTCCTCCCCGTCGTCACCGGTAAACACGACACGCTCCAGCCGTCCCCGCTTGCCGCGCAGCGCCCGCAGCGCCCAAAATAGGGTGTACACCGCGTCGCGCGTGGTGCCGATCAGCTGTCCGGACTTGGTAATTGTGCGCGGCAGGGCAATGGCCTGGTCCGGCCCCAGGGCATCAAACAGCGACCCACCTGCCAGCACGTACAACGTCGCATTGCTGTCCGCCGTGGAGGTGTCGTCGGTCGAGTCGTACAGGTTGATGTCTACGCTCGCGAACCTGTCGAGCTTGTAGCTCATACCATCCCCCGCGCCCTGGCCAGGCTCAGCGCGTCCAGCACCGCGTGCCGCGTCGTGCGCGGGTCGGCATTGCCGGCAATGTTGACGTTGACGGTGACAGGATTTCCGCCACCCCAAGGCATACTGTAGCCCCGTCCGCCCGGTGGAGGCGCTGGTGGCGTGTAGGTGCCGCCGCGCCCGTATGCTCCCGCATTGGGGTCAGTTGGCGCATTGGCGTTTTGTTCGCGCCACTCGTTGAATTTAGAGATGACGTCCGATATCCACCCAAACAGCGTCTTGAACGCCTCAATGACTGGCTGCAAAATGTTTTCGTTCAGCCACTTGAGCACTGCGCCGGCGCCCTCAACCGCCGTCTTGATCTTCGGGCCAAGCCAATCAGCCAGGTCTTTGAGCGCGGGAAGTAGCTTGTTTTGTATCCAGTCCCAAATTACCTCGATGGCTGGGGTGATGTAGTCCTTCCACCACTCCGCAAACTTCTGCAATGCGGGTACGCCGGTTTCTGTAATCCACTCCCCAACCGGTTTTAGTACGTTTTCGACGAGCCAGCCTAGGATTTCCCCGGCAACGCGCCCGGCTTCTTGCAGCTTCGGCCCAATCCAATCCCCAAACTGTTGCAATGCCGGTATCAGGTTGGTCACAACCCAATTCCACACCTCGCGCAAGATCGGCGTCACGTTCTGCCCCCACCAAGCGGCAAAATCGCGCACGGCTGGGATGCCGACGTTAATGAGCCAATCACCCAACGCCTGCGCCCACTCGATGACTTTAGGCCCGTAAGTGGTGGCCAGTTCCGACAAAACAGGCAGGAGAGCGTTACCAACTTGCTCTTTCACGTCACCCAAGCTATTTTTCAGGATGTCCAGCTGTCCCGCGAAAGTCTTCCCTGCTGCCTCCGCGCTGCCTCCGAATTCCTTGTTGAGCTCCTCCAGAATGATCTTTTGCGCGCCAGCCACGTCGCCGGTTTCGACCAGGTTCTTGATAACCTCTTTCTGCTGATCGCTGAAGGTCACGCCAACCCGCTGTAGCGCCCCCATGCCGGCGACTGGATCATTCAATGCTTTTCCCAGCTGCATCGCGCTCGTATTCAGGTCCTGGCCCATTGCGGTGGACAGATCAGCTGCGGCCTGAACGGTCGCCGGAAAAACGTCCTTACCGATGTTCGTAAACGTCAGCAGGAGATTCTCAGCGCCAAGCACGGTATCGTCTTCAAAGCGAGTGGTCTTCTGCAGCGCCGAGGCCAGATCGTTGGCCATCTGCGCGGTCACGCCGGCGGCGCCTCCGGTCGATCGCAAGACCGCGTCGAGTTGCGCCTGTACCTCCTGCGCCTCCATTGCCGCATTAACGGAATCGAGCAGTGCGGCGCCCAGTCCAGCAATTGCCGTAGCGCCAATGGCAACGCCACCAAGGACGGCGCCTTTGGCCAGCCCGCCGAGCTTGTCTAGCGCGCCATGTACGCCTTGGATGCTTTTTGATGCCCTGTCGTCGGCGTCAATTACAATCTTGACGGTCTCAGCCATCGTTCCCTTGCGACTGCGCCTTGTGCAGCTGGCCTGTCCAGTACGACCAGCGGTTGAACCACAACAGATTGCTGCCGCCCTCCGCGATTTCCCACGGCGGACAGCCCCACTCTCGCGCCGCCATCAGCACCACCACCCACAGCGGAGGCTGTCCGCCGTGGTGGATAGCGGCAATCACCCGGATGCGCTCGCTTTTGGGACGGCGGTCACGTCCAAAGCCTCCGTTAGTGCCCCCATATGTTGCCGCAGTTGGGTGAGCGTCAGACCACGAATCAGTGTCTCGGCTTCACCAGGTGGCAGCGGTACACCGTATTCGTCGTGTGCCATGCGCGAAAGCAAACTCGCGATGAACGCCATGTTGGTGTCACCCGATTCCAGACGAATCAGGTCGTCAACCGTGATGCAGTCCGGGTCAGGCCGGATGTGGATTGCTGTCATGGTACCGCCGCTTCCTCGTTGACCAGGATCACGCGGTGATACAGGTCCGCCGTCGCGTTATACATGCCGGTAAACGTGCCTGTCACAATCTCATCGCCATCCTGGCTGTCAACCGGGTCAAACTTGGTCCACTTGCCAACAATGTCGATGATGAGCGTGTAGTAGGTGTAGGTCGTGCCCGGTGTGGTCAGGGCCACGCCGACAAACTTCAAGCGTAGTTGGCGCGTCGTCTGGCCCCAGTGCACCGTCTGCCGCTCCGTGTTCGCACTGGCGTTTTGCTCCCACGTAATCTTTGCCACGACCTCCGGCCGCGTGTATTTGACCACCGAAAAATCAAGGCGGTCTACGGTGTAGGCCGGCACCAGGCCCGTTTTAACGGACAGACCAAACCCGATCAGGCTGTTTGACTTGGCTGTGCTGCCGATAGTGCCGCTGGCATTGTCCAGGTACATCGTCCCGCCGCCAAACGGGATTGGGTGCACAGTCGGCACTGCGATGCTTGCAGCGCCTGATTGCGCAGCGACCCCCCGCGTCATCCAGGTGGATGACAGTTTGAGCAGCTCCCCGGGTGTGCCAGTGAGCGAATATTCTGAGACGTAACCAAATGCGCCTTCGTCAGCCCACTCGACCGCACCCTGCGTCATGATCTGGCGTAGGGTGTAGGTGCCAGTCGGCACGAATGTCGATGCAGCGTGCGGCATGGTTGCCGTCCAGATTTTGCCCGACCCCGCACCGTCCGATCCTGGCCCTCCTAGGTTGTACCCCGCGTTGAGCACGTGTAGCAGTTGCTCAGCATTGACGTCTTGCTCCAGCGTCCATTGCCCGCCAGTCTGCGCAATATAAGTCGTGTCAATCGGCGCATGATAGCCGATGTTCTCCCCGACATTGACGATCTTGCGCATATCCTCAACGCTGCCAGTGCCGCGCCAAAGGACGTCAGGCGTGACGTTGGTGCCTGACACCGTCTCCAGGCCCAGCTGGATTTTTCGCAGTGCGGTGATTCCCGATGTCCCCGCCATAGTCCCTCCTAGGTGATACTCGATTGATCCTTGTACGTGATGCTGTAGCGATAGCCGATGGTATCCACCCCGCCATACGCCATCGCGCCAAAGCTGTAACTCATATCCGTGACCGTCTCACAGTTGCCGCCGAGGGTGGGATCGGCCAGCAGGTCGTTGGGGATCGACTCCGCAAACTCCACCGCGCGCTCAATGTCGCGGTAAAGGTCCTTACGCGCCCAGTGGATCTCCAGGTTAACGGTGTGCAACGCCTTTTTCCAGCCCGACTGCCGCGACCATCCCCCGGATGCCGGGTAGCACACCGCAAACGGGTACACCGACATCTGCTCAGCCGGATACGCCGGCGCCGCCCGGATGCCGGTCACCGCCCCCACCGTCGCCTGGATGTGCGTGATTACGCCTGCCATGCTCATAATTTGTCCCACCCCAACCGGATGTTGGTCTCCAACTGCTTGACGTGCGCGTTGAGTGGCCCGCGTTTGACCGTCTCGGCTGCGCGGTGCAAAAACCGTTTGGGTTTGATGCCGCCCCGCCGGCGGATCGCCCGCGCCACGACCGCGCCTGACTCAAATCCGTGCGCCAGTGCCCACGGCTCCAACGCATCGATCGGCGGGGAGTGCCGCTTGCCGCGTTTTTCGGCAAATATGCCCGACCCGTACTCCGCAACCGCCGCCTTCCAGAACAAGCCCGTGCCCGGCTGCGCATTGCGCGGGCCGATGATGGCAAACATCGGCGGGTGGTGCTTGTCGACCACCGCACCCAGGCTATCGCGCAGCTCACCCGTCCACACGGAAGCGTTTCGCCGTGCCGCCTGTACCATGTCGCGCCCCGCATCAATCATGAATTTGCGCATCGGGTCATCCAGCAAACGCTGCCCCGTCATGCGGTCGAGGTTGTCATCCAGACCGGTCACGTGTACGCGGATCATAGATTGCCCCCGTACCCGTACCGGATCATGGGATGCAGCAGCATCTTGACATCCGGGTCAAGCGCACTGATACGCATCACGCCCAGTTCGCCAACGCCGGCCACCCCAAACGGAGAGTCCTTGCGTTTAAAAATGCGCGCCGCCTGGATCAGGCAGGCTTCGCGTATCACCGCCGGCGTCGTCGTCGCGTAACCAAACGACCCGGCGATCTTCAGCCCGCGGTTGATGAGTGGGAACCAGTAGGTCCCGTTGGGTGAGGTCTCGATAGCCGTGTACGGCTGGCCATCCACGACCGCATTGGACGGTACCAGCTCATAGTCGGTCGATGCCCAGGTCGTGGCCCACGTGCGGCCGCCGTCGTCATCAGTCGCCAGCGTCGTGACCGATAGCAGGTCATCGACCACACACCACTGGTGCTGCTTGGGCGTGTAGTAGCGCGTTTCGGTGGCCGCGTAAAACCGCCGCCGGCAGTGTTGGTCGATCATGCGACTGACGCCGGTAATGACATGCTCAAGAATCACATCATCGACCGTGTCGTCGATGTCCATCCTTGCCTGGAGCTGCGCCAGGGTGCAGTAGCAGTTCGTCAACGCCATGACGTCCTCCGTTGCATCAATGCGGCCGCGTGCTCCGCCGGCGTCTGCACCGCCGATTCCGGCATCCGTCGCGCCGGCACCTTGTAGGCCGTCGCGGCGATGTCGTAGGGTGACACGATCGCGATCTGGTAATCGCGCAGCTGTCGTGTCTGGTCGAACAGGTAACGCATCCCGTCAGGCATGATCCGCCAACAGTCTACCGGGTATCGGTGCTCCGGGAACTGCCAGTGCGTGACAATGGCCAGCATCCCGCCCGGTTTGAGCACCCGAACGAGATCAGGGACCCACAGCCAGATCGCCTCAACGTGCTCCATCGTCGATCCGGTCATCACGACGTCATAGCGCCCATCCAGCACCGCAAAGCGGTACGGGTCGCGAGAGACGATGTCCACATTGGGACCCGCCGCCACGTCCAGGCCGGTGTACCGCCACCCCAGGCCCTCGACGAGTGGTCGGTAGGTGCCGTTGACGTCGTAGGCCCCCACGTCGAGCACGTCCGCCGGCTGCGGCCCGTCGTAACGTGTCAGCAGTTCCGTCATTGCGGCCAGTGCCTCAGGATGCATACGCGGCCCCCTGTGACTGCTGCGGATAATGCGCCACGATCACATCATGCCAGTACCACGACAAGTGCCCCATTTGCCACAGATCGTGGATGAACCAGTAGTCACCCTCATACGCCGCCCGCCACAGATGGCGGTAAGCGTTCCAGGTGTCCCCGTGCACAATGTAATTCGATGTCCCGATATCCCCACACTGCGGCTCACGCATCCAATTGACCTGGTGTGGCAGCGTGCCGAACTGCGCGTGGTTGGTGCGCACCATCACCACGTCTGGGTCAACCGCACTGGCCAGCAGCTTGAGATCGGTTACCAGCGTCGGGCACACACACACGTCGTCGTCGTCCAGCACCCACACGTAGGTCCCGCTCGCCTGGACGGTCGCCAGGTTGCCCACAGCCCACGGCACGCCGCGCGCCTGCGGGTCCATGACGATCGTGTGTGTGTAGTCGCGGTCGATCTGCTGCGCCACACTGGCCAGGCAGCGATTCAGCATCGCCGGCCGCCCGCCAAAGGTGCGGGTTATGATCTCCAGGAAGGCCATAGTACCGTCCCATCCGTGTTGACGTGTCCGCACTGGATGGCCGTGTCAGCCATCATGCGGTACCCCGCGCGGTAGACGTCCTGCGTCCACTGCCAGTCGAAGAACCCGCCGCTGTCCGGTGCGTCGAACGGGATGGCCTCGACCACCCGCCGGTGAATGAGCACGCACCCCAGGCCAGATCCCGAGCAGTCGATGACCCCCTGCTTGACTGCCGACTCCCACAATCCGCGTACCGTCAGGCTCTCGCCCATATTGCGCGCCTGTCGTGGCCAGCCGTAGTACCGTTCAAGGATGTTGACCACGTTGCCGCCACGAAACACGTACACCCCATACGCCACATCCGCCGGCAGTGCGGCCAGCCGCGTCAGGGTGTCCGGGGGCGGTATGATGTCCGACTCGATCACGAGCATGGCATCATACCGCCCCTCCAAAAACAGCTCACGACCGCGCTGGTACTGGTGCAGGTGGTTGACGTATCCATCCGCGCGTGCGTCGCCTGTCGAGTGCGGGTTGTCGCGCTGCAACACGACGGATAGCGCACCGTCCCATTGCAGCGCAAACAGCGCCCGCACCGTCTCAGGCTCCAATCTCAGCACCGGACAGAACACCATCACATCCTGCACCATGCTACCTCACGCGCTCGGATGCACGCCGTAGCCGATCGCCTCGGCCTGCAACACGTTGTAGTCGCAGCGGAACATGTAGTGGAAGATCACCTCCCCGTATCCCGCGCGACTGTATGGGTCTCGAATCACGGTCATGCCGGGCGCCTCGCGGTACCCGACGTAGTTCCAGTTGCCGAAATATACCGACTTGGTCGATGCCGCCGTGGCTCCCGACTTGGCCGAATACAGCACTGGGTACCCCAGGAGCGTCGGCCCGGCCGCGTTGCCCATCTCATTGGCGGCGTACCGCCGAATGCTGGTGTCGTCCAGTATGACAATTTCGCCATGCACCGCACGCTGCATGACCCATGCCACACTGCCGGCATCGTCCAGGTAGTTGCCGAGCGCTTCGTTGTACAGCAGCGCCTCCAGTTCGTCGACCGCGATAACCGTCGCCGAGGCGAACGTCTTGAGCGCGGTGCCGTTGGCCGCCACTTCGGTCAGCAGCAGACTGTTGTGGGTTTTCGCCATGCCGCGCCCAATGAAATCTTCGATGAACCCCAGGACGTTGCTGTCTTCGTCTTCCAGGAGTTCGACAGTCAAGTCAACCTTCTTAGTGTACTTGACCAGGGTGGACTGCACACGACCAATTGCCGGCGCGTCGCGGTCGTAGGCGTTGCTTTCGGCGGTACTCACGAATTCGCCGTCATCCTCGCCGTCTACCGGGATATTGACCGTAGTGCCCTTACCGGGGATGCGCCGCACACCCAGGCGCGTCGCCAACATGGCCTCGTCGCGGCGTGCGATGATGCCGCGATAGTGACCGGTCGGCACGGCATACCCGCCGTCGGCATCGGTCGTGATGTTCATCGTGGTGTCATTGGAGGCACGCAGTTCACGCAAGCCCCCACCGTCACCGGTGCGCAGGTAGTGCGCAAACGCGCGCTCCTCCGTGTCCCCGCGGGCGATCTGGAGCACCGACACCGATTTTGCCGTGTCCACCGCGCGCCCGGTCGACTTCGCCAGGTCGGCAATGGCCGCGTCCAGTTTCTCACGCCGCGCGATGTCGGCTGCGAGCTCGTCGGCCCGCGCAAGCAGGTCGTCGATCTGGGCGCGATCCTCTTTGCTTTGTTCCGCCTTCTCGGCCAGCGTTTTCGCCTGGCCGAGGATGGCGCTGCGCTTTTCGCGCAGGTCAGTTACAGTACTCATCGTTATGACCTCTCTCGTACTGCGATGCGGTACAGGTCACGCGCCCGCACAACCTCATCCGCTGGATTACCCGCGTCAGCCTGCGCCCGCAGTGCCGCCGCCCGATCTCGTACCTGCGCCGTCGTTTGGGGATAGGCCGGGAACGTCACCGGGCTGACCTCCAGCAGCTCGCCGCGCAGCACCTGCCGCACGACCTCTCTGCCGGTCACCACCCAGTTATCCTCGGCCACGTAAAACCCAAACGAAAACCCGGACACGTCGCCGCGCCGGATAGACACCATTGCATCATGCGCCCACTGCGTGTCGGGCGGGATAATGGACGGGTAGATACCGCGCTTGTCCGCCGTCAACGTCATGGTGCCCGCGACGGTGCGGCCCAACACGCGCGACGGGTCATGCTGCCACAGGGACCGAATGTCACGGTCGATGTCAAACGCGCCGTCCACGATTACCTCACGCCAGCCGCCCATATCCTCGGACAGTTCGCCATACGGCACCGCGCGCCCGGTGATGCGGGTTGGTTCGTCCGGCGTCTCGCGTATCTCGATCTGGCTGCCTAACCAGGTGCGTGTCTCGATGTCCATCTGTCCCCCCTATCCGATCATGATGTCGCAGTCGCAGCCCTGGTGCAGCGGCGGGTGCCGCACGTCGGACCCGGGGCGCAGCGGTGGGTGTCCATCGATATCCACGCCGGCGCCGCCGCTCAGGAAATACTGTGCAATGCCGACGGTCCTGCCGTCCATGTCCTGGCAGTACGGGCAGTTCTCACCACCCGACGTCAGCCAGCGCAGGAGCTGCACCCCCACCGCGGCCCACACGACGGTGGCGACCGCGTTGACGATGCGGTGCGACTCATCGCGACCCCAGCTGTCAGCCTCCAGCTCGCGCCGCCTGTCGATCGTGCCCTCGATCTCCGTCAGCCAGTCGTCACCTTCTACGCGGTCGATCGCGCGGTACACGTCGGCCCGCAGCATAGCCGTCCAGCCCTGCGCCCGACTCCCCATGTAGTCGTCGCCAAACCGCCGCAGGTCCTCCGACGGAAGCGCGCCGCTGTGCCCTGATTCGTGCGCCTCATTGTGCGCCTCGTCGGCGGCCAGCTGCATGAGTGCCCACGCCGTCGCCCACAGGCGCTCTCGCACGAATGGTTCGTGCTGCGCCGTGAATTCGATCAGCCAGCGGCGGAACTCATTCAGCCCGTCCGGCCGTTTGGCAAACCGCCGCGCCGCGTTGAGGATGTCGTTTGACTCGCGGTTGACGACCCGCTGCGCCGCGTCGGTGATCTGCTCGCGCCCCACGCTGGCCAGCCGCCGCCTGCGCTTGACGCCGCGCGTCTCGTAGTCGCGTGCGCGGGTTTCGGGCTGTGGCAGTGTCCGCGGTTCTGGTTCGGGTTCTGGCTCTGGTGCCGGCTCTGGTGCAGGCGGCGCCGCCGCGTCGACCATGTTCATCGGCACCAGGTACACTTCACCCTGTCTGTCCGGCAGGGGGTTCATGTTCTCCATCTCGCGCACATCATCTGCCGAAAACCATCCCCACTGCCGCCCGATCGCAAACGCCTCATACCGGCTTTTCAGGTCACCGCGCAGGCGCCCATCGATCAGATGCTCTGCGTAGTAGCGCTTGGCCTCCGCCGGTGTGAACAGCGCCATGTTTAGCCGCTGCTCGATCCGTACCAGCCACGGGCTGAGGGTAGCAATGACAAAGTCAAGCGACTGCTGCTCGATGTTGCTGAATGTCGCGCGGTCGAGGTCCCCAATCATGTGCGGCGGGACCCGGAAGATCGCGGCGATCTCTGTCCGTTGGAACTTGCGCGTTTCCAGGAACTGCGCGTCTTCTGGCGGGATGCCCGTTTTCTGGTAGGTCATCCCCTCTTCGAGAATGGCCAGCCGGTTGGCGTTGGTTAGCCCCTGGTGCTCATCGGCCCAGTCGGCTTTGAGGCGCTTGAATGCGTCCTCCGACAACACACCGGGGTGCTGTAGCACGCCACCCGGCACCTCTCCGTTGCCGAACACGGTTGCGCCGTACCGCTGCGCCGCGATGCCCAACCCGACCGACTCGCGCGCGAGTCGGATCAGGCTGCGACCCACCACGCCGTCGTAACCAAACCCAGGGATGTGCAGCACCTGGTCGCGGCGTAGGGTGGTGCGTTTGCCAGACTCGGTCTGGTACTCGTACCAGCGATCGCCCGCCTGCTCTCTGACTGTCATCGCACCCGGCACCAGCGGCCACAGCGCAACCGGGCGCCCCGCCCCGTCGCGCTCGATCTCGCAAAACGCATTCCCCCACAGCGTGAGGTGCGCCATCATCACCTCGCGCCACTCAAACGACGTGATGTACGGGTTAGGCGACGTGTGCAGCACAGGGTACAGCGGGTGCGACGTGGCACGCTCGCGTCCGCGCTCCTGCCGGCGGTAGACGATCAGCGGCAGCTGCGCGACACCCTCAGCCAGCACCCGGACGCAGGACAGTACCGCCGAATACGCCAGCGAGCTTTCCGGCGTCACCGACACGCCAGAGGCCGACGCGTCACCAACGGTCAGCAGAGACAGCACCGCCGCCGATGTCAAGTTGCGCCGTTGTGGCTCAGGTCTCAGCAGTCGAGCTACAAATCCCGTCATTTCGCCCCCCGCGTCGCCGCCACCAGGCCCAACGCCAGCGAGATAATGCCCATCACGATCAATGCAATGCGCCAGTCATACGCCGCCAGCCCCGCGGCCAACAACAGCACGCCCCACACGATCAGCGCGTCCGCGCCATCGATGCGCCTCACAGGAGCCTCAGCCCGCGCGTGTCATAGATGCTGCGCGGGTCCGTGTGCCGCGTCGCGCGATCCAGCGCCATGATGAGCGCAACCATGCCGTCGATCTTTTCCCGGCTTTTCTGTTTGTCCGGCTTGACGTTGCCGGCCGGATCAGTCCGCACGACCATGTTGTCGGCCATCCAGCGCAGCACTGGGTGCTTGCCGTGTGCAAGCCGCTTGTCCAGCACCAGCCGCAACAGCTCTTTAGTTGGCGGTGACAGCGACTGGAACCCCT